TATCTTCTGACGGAGAAGACAAGATGTTTAGATTCTTACAAACTGGGCTTAAATCTCAGTCTCATAGAACTCTTTATATCCCACTTCCTGGCGATACAGAGAATAATAAGGTTGAGTTTAAAATGGAGCCAATTGAAAACGGTATCCAGGATGGCTCATTTAAAGAGTATCGTAAACAAAATAGAGACGATATCCTTATTGCTCACCAAGTACCTATTTCTAAACTTGGTGGTGCTGATTCAGGTATTGCTGCTGCCCTTTCACAGGATCGTACCTTTAAAGAACAGGTATCTCGTCCAGCGCAAAAGCACCTTGAAAAGGTTGTTAACAAAATTATTAGAGAAAAAACAGACATTCTTGAACTTAAGTTTAATGAGTTAACCTTAACCGATGAAATTGCACAATCTCAAATTATTGAGAGATATGTAAAGACACAGGTTATGACTCCAAACGAGGCTCGTGAAAAGTTGGACTTGCCACAAAGACCAGATGGTGATGAACCATTTACAATGTCTCCAAGACAAGCAACTGACGCTAGAGCAAATTTGGCAGGGAATCGTCAAAGAGATGCAGAACGAACAAATAACAACTCTGACTCTCCAACAACCATTGCTGGTCGTAATCCACAAGGTGAAGGCAGATCGTCTCAATAACTGAGATATACGTTAAAATGTTTGGTATAATGGATAACGATATGTTAATAAATAAAGCACATTGGGAAACTAATGGCGACAATGTTCGTCTATCAATGCCTATTGGCAAAATCGATGTAGAGCGCCGTATAGTTTCAGGGTTTGCAACTCTTGATAACGTTGATCGTCAAGGCGACATTGTAACAACTGAGTCTAGCATTGAAGCATTTAAAAATTTCAGGGGTAATTTGAGAGAGATGCATCAACCATCCGCAGTAGGAAAGATAGTATCATTTAAAGAAGATCGCTATTTTGATCCATCAGTAAAGAAATTTTATAGCGGAGTTTATGTATCTGCTTATGTTTCAAAAGGTGCACAAGATGCATGGGAAAAAGTATTAGACGGAACATATAAAGGTTTTTCAATTGGTGGAAACATTAAAACTTGGGACGATGCATATAACGATGATTTAAAGAAAAGCATTAGAATTATTAAAGAATACGATCTATATGAGTTGTCCTTGGTTGATAATCCAGCAAACCAATTTGCAAACATTGTATCCATTGAAAAAGTAAATGGTCAAAATGTAGTTGGTGGATATCTTTCAAAGGCAGAGATAGAAAATGTTTTTTGGGACAAAGAAACTGGAATTGTAATGGTTTCAGAATCTGAAAGTGAGACAAGCCCTACATCAGGAAATCCAATGCAAAATATTGGTTTCATTGAAAAGGGAGATAAAAATAATACAGAAATGATAAAGTTCTTAGTTGATAGTGCTAAAGGCATTAGTACAATTAAGATTACAAAGGAGGTTAGTCCTATGACTGAAGCAACAGAAGCAGTAGTTGAAACTGCAGTTGAAGAAGTACAGGTCGCTCCAGAGGCACAGCCAGCAGAGGTCGTTGCAGAAGCACCAGCAGAAGTTGTTGCAGAAGTAACAGAAGCCCCAGCAGTCGTTGAGAAAGCACCAGCAGTTGAAGAACTTGCTATTGCTAAATCAGAAGACGGTAGTGCAGATTCTTCTGAAGTAAAAACAGAAGAGGGAGAGGTTGCTGCAGTAGAAACTGCTGTAACAAAGTCTGATGAAACAATTGTTGAGGCAGTTGCAGAAATCAAAAACTCTCTTACAAATGCCTTTGGCGATTTAGCAACAACCGTTAAGTCTCTTCATGAGCAGGTAGTTGCATTAAGTAAGTCTCTTGACAATGTATCAGGTGAGGTTAAATCCGTATCTGCTGAAGTAAACAATGTTAAGGGTTCTTTCAATGAGTTTGGCAAGCGAGTAGATCTTGTAGAACAAGATACCGCTTTCCGCAAGTCTGGCGATCTAGGCGAGATCGTGCAGTTTGAACCCTCAAAAGTTCAGAAATCCCTATGGGGCGGTCGTTTCCTCACATCAACCGACCTATTTAAATAAGCAATAAAATCACTAGGAGGTGAAAAATAATGTCGGAACAAAATAAAGACCTAGAAAAAAACTATCCAGGATCAGGCGGAGCAGGCGCAGAGATTAACTCTCAGGGCTCATTCGTTTCTGGTGGTGTAGGTAGTGCAACTGGTTTGGACTCTGCAGCATCGTCTGTAGGATCACAACTTGGTAACACTGCAACTGCAGCATTCGGATCAACATCTGGAGCAAACGCAGTAAACCCAACAGGCGTAGCAGGTGGTATTCTAGCACCAGAGCAGGCTCGTCGCTTCATCGACTATGTGTGGGATGCAACAGTTCTCGCTAAAGATGGTCGTAGAGTTACAATGCGTGCTAACACAATGGAGATCGAAAAGGTCAACGTTGGAGAGCGTGTAATCCGTGCAGCAGCACAAGGTGCACCAGATTATACAAACATCGGCGCAACCTTTACAAAAGTTGAACTTACTACAAAAAAGATTCGTCTTGATTGGGAAGTATCAACAGAAGCACTTGAAGACAATATTGAAGGTGGAGCACTTGAAGATCATCTAGTTCGCTTGATGACCAATGCTTTCGCAAACGATATTGAAGATCTTGCTATTAATGGTATTGGATCAGGCGCAGATGCCTTCCTTTCAATTATGCCTGGCTTTATCAAGCAAACTCGTTTGACAGTTGGAAACGACGCTCACGAGTATGCTGCAACAGTTGCAGACAATAACTACACTACATCAGTAATGCAAGGTTTGCTATTAGCAATGCCTCGTAAATACCGTGCACTTAAGTCAAACCTTAAGTTCTACGCAGGTACTGATGCTTTTGCTGGTATTGTTCGTAACAACGGTACACTTGCTGATGCAGTTGCAGAAGCATTTGCTAACCGTCCAGGAAGCACTGAAGCAAATCGTCAAGCATTCCTTGATGGTGGTGCACAGACAACTGGCAACTCACGTACAACCCGTGTACTTGGTGTAGACGTTCTAGAAGTTCCTTACTACCCTGCAGGTTATGTCGATTTGACATTCCCTCAGAACCGTGTATGGGGTTTCCAGAGAGACATCACTGTAAATCGTGAATACAAGCCAAAGAAAGATACAATTGAGTACACAGTATTTGTACGCTTTGGTATCCAATGGGAAGAACTAGATGCAGTCGCTTATGTTGACTCAGATAGTGCTGATTCCTAAGATCTAAAAGATCAAATATTAGGGAGGGTAGCGTAAAAACTACCCTCCTTATTCTTATTCTGGTATAATTACAAATGAGCACAGGAGAATTATGGATCTAACAATTGAGGAATTATCAAGTAAAACCGTAATGGAACTAAAGTCTTATGCAAAAAAAAGAGAAATAGAATTATTTGATGTAACTACTAAACTTGAAATATTAGAAATTCTTGCTAGTTGGATACCGCCAGTAAACAAAGAAGAGCGGGTAGAAGAAGCAGACAAGGCAGAAACACTAATAAACAAAGTAGCCCTACATTCACAGAAAAACCTACATATGGATAACCTGGGTGCCTTAAAAGTAGGATACAACATAGTCTCAAAGGAGGCATCGGAAAAGTGGTTAACACACAGGTTGGTAAGAGTTGCCTCACCTGAAGAGTTAGCCGCATACTACGGTAAATAAAAATGCAGATACTACGTCTTCCCCCATACCCACTTTCTGTAACCTATACAGTTCCAGATGCTAGTTCTGACTATATACTTGTTATTGAAAACGTTGCAGAGTTAACAGAGATTGAAGAGTCTGTTACATCTAATGCAAGCAAAAAAATAACGTATTCCTTAAACGGAGACTTTGTTAAATATGACAAATCATATGCTTTAACAATTTATGAAGATGGTGGATCTTCTGGAGAAACTCTTGTTCGTGGAGATATCGTTGTAGAAGATAACCTAGAAATTATGAGACCTTATGTAGATCCTACACTACTTGCCACATCTGGTACAGCAACAGATATAGCCTTATATACAGGATATGAAGATTTAGCAAGATCAATAATTGATAGCATTGTTGGTGGTTTTTACTATGATAGAACTTACTTAGAGGTTGTTGGTCAGGGAAATGATTATCTACCGCTTTGGAAAAAAACACATAAACTTTTAAAAATATATGAAAATGCAGAACTTGTATACGACATAGAAAATGCAGAAGGTCCAGCCTTAACAGACTATACTTTTTTTATAACTAAAGATAAAACAGCAATCACTAAAGATCCACTTGAAAACGTTGATTCTATAAACCGTGCAGAGAGAAGATACTCTCGCATACCTTTGGGTATATCTGATTCTATGAGTTTGTTTGATACAGAAGATAGCGGAAACACTCAGACTGTTGTTCCAGGTGTTGCATTTTCAGAGGGTGCAGACTACATCATTCTAGCAGAAACAGGATACAGGGTTGTTCCTTATGATATTCAAGATGCAACATTAATGTTGATTGATGATATTAAATGTGGCAGATTAGATTATTACAAGAGATATGTTAAAAACTATAGCACAGATCAATTTAAAATTGAATATGGCAAGGGATTTACAGAGGGTACTGGAAACATATTAGTAGATAAAATACTAGATAAATATAAAGAAACGATTATACGTCCAGGAGTTTTATAGTGACAACCTGTGAAACAACAGATTTTTTATATCCAATGAAGGCTGATGTTTATCATCCTATTATTAAACAGACTCAATACGGTCAAGCAACAAAAGACTGGGTTTATGATAGAACTATTGTATGTAACGCAACACCTGTTGGCGGAGCGGGATCAGAAGATTTAAAGCCAGAGGTATTTTTACAATATGAAAACAAACTTATTGCTAGAGTTAAGTCTGATCCAAGAACATCCTCAACAAATGCAGACAATGCAGTCACTAATATTTTGGTAACAAATATTCGTTTTGAAGATGATAGTTTATTATATAGAGAAACAGCAGGACCTAGGGCTGGTCGTGGAACAATTTATGAAGTAGCAACCGTAGAACCATTTACTGGACCATTTAAATCAATAGAATATTATAAGATGGTACTACGTAGAACAGAGAACCAGACTGTAGGCGATTAATGATAGTCAGAACTAATACACAAAGTTTTGACAAGCAAATGAACAATATCGTTCAGTATGCCTTTGGTTTTTTAGATGGAGTTCAAAAAGGTAAAAAAATCTTTTTACAAAACCTTGGTGCTGGAACAATTCAGGCTTTGGCTGCTTATGTAGACGTTTCTGCAAGAGGTAACCCACAAGCACTACACCACGTATATGAATGGTATCAAACAGGCAGTCCAAGTGCAAGATTATTTGATATTGACTATACCGTAAGTAATCTTGGACTAACTGTAAATTCAAAATTTAGGCAATCAAGAACTGTTAAAGAAGATTCAAATGTTCCATTTTATAATAAAGCAAAAATTATGGAAGAAGGAACTCCAGTAACTATTACACCTAAAAAATCCTCTGTTCTTGCATTTAATCAGGGTGGAGAAACAATATTTACTAAAAAGTCTGTAACGGTTAGAAACCCTGGAGGAGATTTTGTTCAAGGATCATTTGAAAGAACAGTAGATGAGTTTATGCTTAGATATTTCAAACAGTCATTTTTACGTGCTAGCGGAATCTATGATTACATCAAAAAGCCAACTTTATTCAAGAAAAACATTAAGGCTGGATCTAAGAGCGGTAAATCAAAAGGTGTAGAGACTGGATTTAAATGGATTGCTAATGCAAAGATTGGTGTAGAATAGTCCTATGACCCTTAATGTATCTACTCAGACTGGCTTCCCGCCAACATTTTTAAATGCTTTTATTAATAGCGAACTTCAAGAGTTTGGCTTAATGCCAACAGGACCTAACCCATTTCAACCATTTTTTCCTGCACAAAGCCCAATGAATATAGAAGATGTTTATAACGATAGTTTATATATTCGTAATAATCCAGATGGTGTAGTCATTATGTTCGATAGGCTTATTAGGTTTAGACCTACCCCATTTTATAGAAATAAGAGAGAGCAATTGGTCTATTTTATTTATGGTCCAAACCTTTCAAAACTGTTTGATACTACCAGAGTAATTATTGAATGCTTAGACAGAGAAGATGCGGCAGCCCAAGACCTAAATTCCTGGGTAGCCACAAATGAAATCAAAGATGAAAACGATCAAACTATAACCCCAAACGTATATTTCCATAATATAAAGGTATATCAGGCAGACGAGTCAAGAGATATAGCAGAGTTAGCATCAGCCAGAACCCTATTTTTAAATAAACTAGTGATTGAGTATGACTACCACACAATAGATGCGGTATCCCAAAGATACTCATAAAAAGGCTTTATAATTAGTACTGAGGAAACACAAACGCCATACAACTTAATATCTATTCTTATGAAAGAGGTGAATAAATATGCCATATAGCCGTGGAAGTTCGACCAACATTATCGTTGGTGCAGCAGCACTTTTTGTTGCAGACACAACCCTAACTCCAAGCACTTTGGAAAACTTTAGTACTGAAGTATCATTCAGAGAAACACTTTCTAGTGATGCAGACTACACTAACGTAGGTTATACAATGAACGGTCTTGAATTACAGTTCCAACCAGACTTCGGTGAAGTACAGGTTGATCAAATTCTTGACGTTGCAAAACTTTACAAGCAAGGTATGCAGGTTAATCTTGCTACCGCTTTTGCTGAAGCAACCCTAGAAAACTTGCTTCTTGCATTAGCGTTTGATGATGCACAATTAACTGGAAACAAGGCTACTCACTCAGGACGGATTCTTAACCTTTCTGCAGGTGAACTAGGTGAATGTCCAGTAGAGCGTGGAATTGTTGCAGTAGGTCCAGGTACAGGTGACTGTGCTACCTCTGCAGACGTAGAACGTGTTTACACAGCATACCGTGCTTTGTCAATCGAAAACGTAACAGTTTCAGCCAAGCGTGATGAGCCTTCAATGTTTGAAGTTTCATTCCGTCTATTACCAGAAGATACTTCTGGATCATATGGAAAGATCGTAGACCGTACTTTCGGAGATACACTTTCTTAATTAGTTCTAAAACATCAAAACCCATTTCTTCGGAAGTGGGTTTTTTTGTGTATTAAGGCTGTTTGTGGTAAAATGGAATTCTATGGCAACCACAATATATAACAGTCAAATCGTATATTTGTTTGATGGCACTGAATTAGAAATAGTCCCATTAAAGATCAAGTATTTACGTGAATTTATGGATGCCTTTGAAAATATCAAAAATACAAAAAATGATGACGAAGCCATGGTGGTTTTAGTAGAATGTGTTAGAATCTGTATGAAGCAGTATTATCCTAAAATATCTGGCACGGTAGAACAAATTGAAGACAATATAGATATGCCAACAATTTATAAAGTTTTAGACACATCTGCTGGTATTCGTATTAATAAAAAATCTCAAGAGCCAGTTAAAGATCAGGCACTTGATAGTGGTCAAACCTGGGAAAGTCTAGATCTCGCAAAATTAGAGTCTGAGGTATTTTTGCTGGGTATTTGGAAAGATTATCAGGAATTAGAAAAATCTCTTTCAATGCCTGAATTAATCGCAACACTAGAAGTAAGCAGAGAATTAGACTATACTGAGAAAAAATTTTTAGCAGCAATTCAAGGTGTAGATTTAGAGGGGCAGTCAGACAAAAGCCGTGGTCAAAAAGAGTGGGAAGATATGAAAGCCAGAGTGTTTAGTGGTGGTCAAACAAATAATTCAAATGATGTTTTAGCACTACAGGGTCCAACTGCTCAGAAAGCAGGGTTTGGTATTGGCATGGGATTGGATTACGAAGACCTAACAAAATAGCCTTCCTATGCTATAATTGACATAACCTATAGGAGGAAATATGGCGACAACCGTGCATGAGGCTGACCAAGTCACCCTTATCGATGGAACAAAAATAACAGTTCGCCCGTTAAAAATCTCTCTTCTTCGTCCGTTTATGAAGAAGTTTGAAGGGGTGGCTAAGGTTGCAGAGGACAATGAGAAATCAATGACTCTGTTAGTTGAGTGTGTACAAATTGCTATGGAGCAATACAAGCCAGAATTGGCTGGAGACATTCAAAAATTAGAAGATCTTCTTGATCTTCCAACTGTGTATAAAATTGTTGAAGCAGCATCTGGCATTAATCTGTCATCTGTTACAGACATTCTTAATTCACAGGAATAACTATATATTAAA